GACCACAGCCACGCCGCCGTTGCCGGTCAGGCCGGTGAAAGGGGTACCTTCAAAGGTCAGTATCGTAGAGGTCGGGGCAACCGTCTTGGAAACCTGAGCGATCTTGTTCTGGCCGGGGATGGTAGAGCCAGAGATGCGGACCCACTGACCGGCAGCAAGGTTCGTGAAGATACTGTTGCCCGACGTGGCACCGCCAGCGGTCAGGGTGCTGGCCGCAAAGGTGGCCGAGGTCGGGATCACTGCGCCGACGCCTGCGGTGCCCCAGGTGCTCCAGGTGCCCATCAGTGCGGCCTGAAGGAAGTTGTCATACTCTTTGTAGGACAACTCGAAATTCACGTCGCCGCTGGCCGAAGCGCCGGTCTGCACCACATCCGTGGTTTGGCGGTCGGAACGAATTTCCTTGGATGAATCGGTCTGGATGCCGAAGGCCAGGGATTCCCCTGTCATCCGAAGGTTGCTGCCGTTACCGGCACCGGGAGTCGTCCCATAGACCGATTCCAGGATGTAGCGCATCTGCGCCAGGTTTGCAGAAGCAAGTGACATGATGGGTCTCCCACTGAAGGTTGGCGAATGATACCGTTATGAGTCCGTTATTGCAAGGTTGTCAGCTTGTAAAACGGAATGGAATCAGTACGTCCTGGTAGTGCCACCCGGCTCGGGTCTCTTTATGACCCAAGGTAGGAGTCCCTACCAAAACCCCTGACAGGTTCTGGAACTTGAACAAGTTGATCAGGAAGTCAGCGTAACCAAGCCCGACACGGGTGCCCTGCCCTTCCTTGGACAACACCGTCAAGCACAGGTGACCGAACACACGGGTCAGAGGGGCAAGCTCGATGGACATTTGATCGGCGTCATCAAACGACAGTTCAGCCGTCAAAAACACACTTGGCGCGGCATCCGGATCAACAGCCAGGTTCTCGTAATAGACGGGGATCGCCGGATAGGTTGCGGACCAGTTGTTGTGGAGGTGCGTGATCAATGTGTCACGAGCGGTAACGTAGTTCACAGCTTCCTCCTGATCACCGAGTTGGGGCTGAGGATTCCACCTGACTCCCAACCGTAACTGTTGTTGAGGATCACCTCGGTGGTCTTGTAAATCTTGCCCCCCTGCCGGTCGGCACTGGTATTCACCGGACGGAACTTGACCTTACCATCTTCGACCTTGTGAGCGTAGTTGTCGCCGTGGTGCCGCACCGTAGTCGAGATGAAGATTTTGTTCTTCAAACTCACTTCGGGAAGCTTGGCTTTCGCGTTCGCCGTCGCGTAATTGATGGCAGGACGGGACCCCTCACCGAAAGGGCTCCCCTTGATGAATACCGCGTATTCGTTGAAGGTGGTGTCCGCTGCCCCTACCCCGATCCGTGTGTTGGCGACAAAGTCACCCGAGTATTGCGGCCCCGTCTGCACAATGTGCCTGAACGCCACGGACACTACACCGCGCAACACCTCGTCCGCCATCACTTCTGCCTTGGTCATCCAGGCATCAAGTTGGTTGTTGAACTCAGGTAGGTTGGTGATTTCAAGCACGGCGCAAGTGGGCAGACCAGTGAGTAGATTCGTCCAGCACCGAGACCACGCGCCAGGTGCCGTCCGACAAAGTGACTTTGTCCTCGATCTTCGGTGTCACCGTCTTAGGGATCATGCACTGCACGTCGCCCCGCTCATAGGTCTCTGACGCCTTGCTCAGGTATTCAAACGTGGACTGCCAGCGCACCCGCACTACGGTCACCGCTGTGGTGGATTGAGTGTAGGCATCAGAGATGGGGTTGTAAGTACGGGCCGCGAACGTCGCAGACTCGACCACGGGTTCCGGCAACTCATCAACCACCGCAGCCAGGAACCCGGACGACACGTTGTAGATGTCGCGCACCAACAACCAGCGCCCGCCCAAGGAGATCATGGTGCGCTCGGCAACCGGCTCGCCCTTGGCGAAGTATGCCGTCAGCACATCAAAGACCCCGGAGGACACTTCGATCTCTTTGGAGCCTTTGTTGAAGAACGTACCCGTATATGCCGTCGTACCAGCGGCACCAGCCAGGACGTTAGCTATCGTCTTGAGTGTTGCCAAACCTTCGGCCAGATGTACTGGGTACTTGTGTCGGATAGCCTCCGCGTTGTAGTAGTCCGGAGAGCAGTCCCCGATCAACCAGTTAAAGCCATCTGCCCTGATTGCCCGGCGTGCCGGTATCGTGATCGAGGGATCAACAGACAAGACGCGGCGCTCGACGGTCATGCCATCTCTCACGCTATCGTCATAAAGATTAAACTGACCTTTGAACAACGCCGCAGAGCTATAAGCGTCCGCGCAGGGAAGCTTGTCAAACCGCTTCGCCGCCGCCTTCAGCTTCATGGTTACGACCCTGTAACCGGATCAACGCTCGGGCTGACCGCACTCATGTACGAGCGGGTGATCGCCGTTGTGGCGGTCGCAGTCAGACCTTTGTGCGCCTCGTCAAGCCGCACACGGAAGCGGTCGTACTCATCTTTGATACGCTTGATGGTTTCCTTGTACGGCGAGTCGGCGTACCGCCCCAGCGTTGCCTTGCCGTCCGAGATGTCCTTGGGGCTGAACAACGGTAAGCTGGCCGTAAGCTGCTTCGCCACCGCGAACGCGGCGAACAAGCGGGTCGTCTTGTAGAACTTGTTTTGGACAGCGGTGCGGGACCCGGCTGAGATTCCGGCCACGGTACCGAAGTCGGTCACCAATGTGTCCGAGATGTCCTCAAGCTCAAGCAGGAGGTAGTCCTCATAGATCGCCAAGGCCAAGGTGGTGTCCTCGATTTCGTCCGAACTGACCCCAAGGGTGGCTCGAATTTCGTCGTAGCTGGTGTAGGTGGTCAGCGCCATCTCAGGCCCCTACGACTTCCATCTTCCCCGCAGCGATTTGAGCTTTCATCCAGTTCGTGAGCGCAGGCACCTCGACGGGCACCTGAGTGTATTCCTTGGCCGTCACAGAATCGACCATCAAGCCGTGGACCGCCTTAACCATCAGCGGTTGGGCTTTGGTGGGCTCCTGTGCTTTTGGAGGCTCCTGGGCCGGTGCAGCATCCATCACAGGCGCGACATCCATCACAGGTGCCGGGACTTCCGGAGCGGGTGCCGGCGCAGCCTCCACTACGGGTGCCGGGGTCGGTGCCTTCTTGAAAGGGTTCTTTGCCATCTTCAAGTCTCCTTGTGAAAACGGCCCGTACCGGACGGGCCGTTTTACCTGCTCAGGCGAGTCTTGGCTTAGGTGTTGATCAGAGCCAGAACATCGAAGGCGTCGTTGTAGAGGCGACGGGACAGGGTGCCGTAGTCGAACCGCATGGCCGAGGAGCGGGTCAGCACGAACTGCTCCTGCGCCTCGTAGGAGGCGTTGGTGCTGGTCACGCGCTGGATGGCGTAGCGGGCGTCGATACCCATGATCGTGTTGGCAGGCCAGTTGGTGTCGTCGGTGATGAACACCTTGAAGTCGCCGAAGGTGGTGTTGATCACCGAGGCTTCCGCGTTGATGCGCGGCGACGTGGGGTTGTCCGTCTGGACGGTCGGCTTGCCGGTACGGTTCTCGATGGCGAGAGCGCCGTCGATGTCCGTCACAACGTGGGTGATGCGGCGCTTGCGGCTGTTGGTGTAGAGCCACTTGATCAGAGCGGTCTGGGTCAGGGCACCGTTGGCAGCGATGGTGCTGTCGAAGGTGTCAGCGTTCTTGACCTTGGACAAGCTGGCGAGCGAGCCTTGGCCCACATCGGCATCGCCGTTCAGCATGGCAAGCAGATGCTCGTTGGCGCGTTCGTTGCGCTCGACGGCCACTTGGCGGGCAATCGACAGGGCAATGAAGTCCAGGTTCAGGTACTTCGTCGCCTGCTCCGACCACTCGATGCCGAGGGCGAAGGTCGGGACCTTCACACTCTTCTCGGAGGTGGTCAGCGTCATCATCGCAGCCGGCTTCGCCAGTTGCGACACGACTTGGGACCGCGCCGCTTCCGGCTTGGTGTAGTTGGCTTCCGGCCAGAGCAGCCAATCGTCGGTGATGGTCGTGTCCATCGCAATCATGGAATCGAACGCATTGGCGTTCATCTCCAGATCGTTCAGGAGCTTGTCCTCGACCAGAGCGCCGATGGCAGGCATCAGCAGCACGCGGGCCTGGCTGTTCGGGGCCTTGGTGATGACGCCGGCTTCCATGCGCGGACGACCGTTGATCACGGAATCCAGCGAGGTAGCCTTCATGCCGTACTGGCGTTGCGGGGCCAGCAGCAGGCCCTCGGAGGCGCACATCTGGGAGAAGGCGTCACCGTAGGCTTCGGCGTTCGTGGCGTAGGTCGAGTTGATGAAATCACGCACCGTCATGTTGTTGTTCTTGGCGGCACGGATGGTGTCCAGGCTGAGGTCAACCTGCTGGGTCTGCCCTTGGGCGTCGATAAAAGCGGCCATGATGTGATGGTCTCCTGGTTAAGCGTTGACACGCTCGATGACCACGGAGGTGCCAACAGCACCCGTGCCCGCCGAGCCAAGGGAAACGACACGCCAGGCGAACATCATCACCTTCAGCATGTCATTGACATCGCCAACCGCGCCCGCCTCGGTCACGCCGGGCTGCATGGTGGCCTTGCAGACCTTTGCACCCGCCGTCAGGGCGGTGCCCTTGGCGACTACAGTGCCGCAGACGACGAAATCGCCCACAGCCACGCTGCCGGTGCCGGGGGTGGCTTGCAGGCCGTCCGCCGTAACTTCCAGGCGACCTTCCGTGACCACAGAGCCGATGGAATAGTCATCGGCAGTCGCGCCTTCGACGGCGACGATCACGCCTTCGATGGGGTCACCCGCCGAGCAGAGGTTGTAACGC